CCGGCTGCCGCAGCGGCAGCAAATGTTGATATTTCTGATGCAGCGGAAACAATCCGTGCGGAAACTAATTCTGTCATCTCATCGACGGTCACCTGTCGTTCGTTGCCGTTTTTATCCACAGCTTTAAAGCCAACTATATTTTCTAAATTCAAATCACTCATAATATCCAAATTTTATAAAGTTCTTATATAAGTTTTCCACGCTTTTGAAGTGCCGCCAATCGATTTGTACAGCTTCTTCCTGCCACCTTTTATCTTGTACCGGGAAAGGTTGCTTCCGTCGTAGTTCACGGGATAATCCAAATTGCCCTCGTTGGCATACGCCTCCATTTCGTATGAGATGGTATAATATGCCGAACTCGCAGGATGGCAGATAGGGTTTCCCTTAACCCACTCGACAAAATACCGCCAGTAGTATTTTACCCATGAGCCGATAACCTGTGCCTGACGCAAGTGTATGGTTTCGTGCGTCAAGCTTTCCTTACCCGCATAGGTCTGCATATACCTATCTATGTTCTCCTTGTTCTCGGCACGGTATATCATCCGTCCGCACCACATCATGAAACGGTATCTCTTGAAAGGATAATGCTTCATGGGAAGCAGCTCAGGAGTATCAAAATCACCCGGCTTGCTTGAGAACAGCATCTTGATTAATTGCCATAATTCTTTCATACTACTCCTTCTTTTTATCCAGATAATCATTCAGTGAGTCCGCCAGCAGACCGGGCAGCATGGAGGTGGAGCGTCTTATGATATCCACCTCTTCTTCGTCAATCTCGACACCTTCAGCAGTAGATTTGAATATCTTCTCAGCAAGGAGATGCGCCTTCAAACCCGCTACGTTCTTGTATATCCAGTCACCGTAGGCCTCAGTGATGTTGTTGGCTATAAGCTTTTCTTTTTTAATCCCATCATAAATAGGGAATTGTGCAAAATTTATTCTCATACTTTATATTTAAATTATCCGCAATAAAACATAACCCAATAATTACCCATACACTTAATGAAGCCGGATGCAAAATCCAAATCAATATAAGACACCTCCTGTCCTCCGGGAGCAGGCAGGATCCGTCCTCCTGTCAATCTTACTCCGCCGCTCATACGTTTGAAGTATATAGTATGTCCCGGAACATCCGGAGGAAGTGTCACTTCTATATTACCCGTATTAATAAACATCACATTATCATCGTTGTTGTTCAATGAAGCTTTGACAGAGATATTCCTCCAGTTGCCAACTATGCCACGAAGAGAAACATAGCTGTCATTGTTCGGATGAAGGAAAATGTTACCTCCCTCCACGAATAGAGGAATGCTCGGAGTCTTGATGTGCATTCCGATCATGGCATTTGGACTCTGTATGTCAATTCCAGCATCATACTTAATCCCTTCAATGGTGACAAACTGCGTGTTTCCCCCGATTCTTACGTTTGCAAATGTCCTTTCGTTATAAAACTCAATTTGTCCGGCAGACAAATTGAAACCGACGTATTTATTTGTTTCATTTTCATAAAGGATCTTTGAGGACAATACCCCCGAAATGATGGAGAACGGGCCAATACGTCCTTTATCCGCCGTGATTGTTCCTGTAATCTCTGCTAATTTGCATTTAAAATACCCGGTTTCACCGTTGATAAGAAGAGTTTCACCTTTGTCATTAAAAGACTTGAGAACCTTGTCTTTGAACATGAAGCCGGCTACATTCGCACCATCGGCAAACAGGGTGTCAGTAGCGATATTCACAAACTTCTGCATGGCTTCCCAATTGGAATCACCGTTGACAGATGTGGGGGCAGCGGTAACGGAAGCACCGTAATTCTTTACAAGGAAATTATAATAAACTCCCCCTATCAGATATATGACCTTATCCCGGTAATCCGCATTCCAGACATAAGTCTGTCCTGATGCGAATACACCTCTGTCACGGGGAAACGCCCCTGTTGCTCCGGTTGCTCCTATGGCACCATCATTAGCTACACCCACCCCTTTTTCAGCGACAAAATTATTATTCCATGCGTTCGCGTCCGATGCGGATTGATAAGCCCGGACGGCAAACTGGGTGTATCCGGCTGTCGCTGGAACGGATATCTGATTGCTTAGGGTAGCACCTACATGAGCCAGCCAGCTTCCGTTATACTTACGGGCTGCCAGATAAAGCGTGCTGCACGTGCTTACATTGCCTGCCACATTCTGTTTGCAAGTGACAAGGAATCCAGACGGGGATGGCGTGCCCGTACTGGTGAAGTTGATCACGCTGACAGGACTGTCCAGCCAGTAGGATGCCGACGGTCCGACGGGGGCAACCATCTCCTGCCAGTCTGCATGTACCGTCCGGTTCGCAGATCTGCCGGCGAGGATGTATCCGCCGTTTCTTTTCCTGCGGAGTCTGCCGTTTCTGAACCTTGCAATTTTAATCGGAGGGTTGGAGGTTTCAACCTTGCTTAAGTAAGATCCTCCGGCAAACGATACTGTACTGTTCTTGGCATACGGAGTATTGGCGGATTCCCAATGACCGGCTGCTGTGATGCTCTCACCATCCTTTCCGTCACTGCCGTCCACAACCATCGGGACAGTTTCGACATCAACCGCCTGACCGTTCACGTAGAACACGAACTTCAAGCTACTGGTAAAATTACCGGAAGCCACCCCGACACCATCACCGATGGGAACCTCGGCCGCACCGTCACGACTGTACTTCAACTCCCCGTCCGTTGTGGCCGTAGTGACCGCACCGACTGTTTTCATACGCCGACAGGATACCGAAGCTACACTGTAACCGCCGTTCTTGTTCTTGCTGACCATCGTGACCGAAGTGACAAGGCTATAAATTACCGCATCGGAACCGTCCGCCCCGCCACGGACACCGGTTATCTTGAAAGTCAGTTCACGGGTATAGAGCTGCCCGTTCTTCATTGCAGCCAGTGTGATGGTGACCGTATTCTGTTCCGGAACCGACTTTCCGGCAGCGACGGATATCGCCACCGCTCCGGTGGCCTTGCTTGTGCTTGCCGTGAAACCGGCAGGCGTGCTGACTGTCAAAGATTCAAGGGTGAGTTTCTCGGTACCGTACCACATGGACACATGGGTAGTCCATGACTGTGCGGAAGTAGTAACGCCGGTACTGGTAAGAGCGACGCTCACCATCTCATTGTCAAGGTCGGCCATGATATTCGACTCCCCGTCCTTACTCCAACGGTGCACAGGGGCCGGAGTGCTCCATTCACTCCATACTCCATCACGCTTCACACGTTTGCACGCCCATTCCACCTGATGGTCGGCATCCACGCCAAGAAAATCATCTGTCCAGCCTTCCGGTATATAATCATCCTGCTGCTTCGATTCCGGCTTGTCAGGGGTAAGGCCGATGATGTTGGTACGGGTGTAGATCCACTCGTAACCTTTGCCGTCCTTACCGTCAGTTCCGTCTTTGACCATGACCATCCACAAACCATTCCGGTATATGTAAGTACAATGGTCAGCCGTATTTCGGTAGCTGTCACCCTCCTTGGGATTGGACGGATGGGATGCGAATTCACCAAGGAAGGTGATGCTTTCGCCTTTCAGCTCACGCCCGTCCAGAAGCATCTCCCAGTCTTCATGCACGGTCCAGTCGGCTGACTTCCCGGCAAGGATATAACCGCCATCCTTTTTGCGACGATAACTGCCATTCTTGAACCTTGCGATCCTGATGGGAGGATTGGATGTTTTCACCTTGGAGATAAAAACACAGCCCGCCAAAGTGACCATGGTATTGACCTCGTATGGGGTCTTAGAGGATTCCCAATGACCGCCACCTATTACAGACAGGCCCGGATCACCCTTGTCACCTTTGGCGGCTGATACAAGCCAGTCCGGATTGTTTTCGGATGGCTCGGAAGTAGTGCCCTTGTCATTGACGCACAACCATGTGGAACCGTTATGGGGCACACGGGAATAATACGCATACTTCCTGCCCGGCTCCCAGCTAGGGAAGTCGATAGGAACGCGGACTGTGCTACCGGTAATTTCATCAATTTGAAAAATCAATCCCGTCATGATGATATCCTGCAATACTGCCGAGAACCTGTCGCAGTTGATCCCATTGATGGTCATACCCTTCTTCTTGCCGAACCAGCTCTTCATCTGTGCCGGCTCCGGGTCCCAGGTGTTGGCATTGTCAACAAGGGTGATGCAGCAGTTACCGTCACGCACGTCTATGATGATATAAGTCTGACGCTCCTTGTCGGTGAAGTTCCCCGTCTGTCCGAGACGCATCTCGTTATGGGGAACGAACTCATATCCGGGACGCGGAACCATCATGAATGTCTTCTCGTCATAATCTGCGGAAGTGATACGGTACTGTATTTTCCGGAAACCAATAAAGTCACCGGTAGTGACGCTTTTGTCATGCCAGAAGCCCAAAAGGATATCGTCCGGCTTCTGTCCCAGCGGTACACCATCCTCCAGATCGGGGGTGACAGTATAACTGCCGTCACTATTGGCGATAAAGCTTTTTATCTTCAGCCCTCCGCCGGGACTTATAGTATTGTATCCCTCAAAATAAGTCTGACGATTGAAACGAAGTTCAGGAACACTCAAAGAGCTGCGCAGAACCAAAGCCTCCAGCTCGGCACGGGCATCCTCACCGATGTAACCGCCCTGAACACCGGTGATAAAGTCACCGAACTTGGCGTATTTCTTGATGACGGTTCCGCCCAACAGGGATAATAGGAAACCGGTGCGTTCCTCCGTGTCCTTGCGCATGAACATGATCAGCGAGCGCAATGCGGAATACACGTTATGGTCTGTTGCAGGGGTGGAGTCGTGGCTTCCGATCACATACACACCGCTGCCACCACCGCCCGTATAGGTCTGTCCCTTCAGGGTAAGGCTCTCAACCTTTTCCTCCAGCTCCCCGATACGGGAATAGGCGGCGGTTTCCCCGACAGTATAAACAGGTGAGTCAAAGGAATAGTCAAGATTGAATTCAAATCCGATAACCCTTGACTGTCTTCCGTTCTCGAAATAAGCCTTGTTGATAAGGTTGACCTTTTGACCGATGCTGTAGAGGTTGTGAATGCCATCCTCACGGTATGCGTCATTTGACATCATCGTGCAGCCATAGGTACTCGGGTCTATCTTGGATTTGGCAGCGTACTTTTCAGTCTTTTCCTTCAACTCCTGCTCGGCGGCACCCACAAGCCCCAGCTCGGTTATTTTCGTACTGTCCCAGCCGGAAAGCACATATTCATCTCCATCCTGGGGAAAGAGCACATCACCGGGAAGCGGTCTGCCATAGTCCTCATTCCTGACTATCTCCCAAAGCTGTGCCTCAGGGTTCCATCCGCCATCCTCCAATATCTCCGGCTTTCCCTCAGGATTGAACTTCACGGCAAACTCCAAACCGTTGAGAAGTCCGGACGCGAAACGTATCCTCAGCTCCTGACCGGGGAGGATATATTTCTTGGAAAAGTTAACACCCGTGTCCCTAAAGCGGTAGGCATTCCATTTTTCCTCGGTGGTTGTGCCGTCCTCATTCTCCACCTTGTCCGTCACTTCGATAGTGGTGACATCCGACATGATGCCCGTTCTTCGGGGATAGACTTCATCGAAGATAACCACCTGCTCGACGGCTTCCTCAGTAATCATATCAGGATAAGCGTCAATGTAAGGAGTGCCTTCGGGCAACATTAAGCGTTTTTGCACCACGCCGTTCACAACCACAGTCTCGTCAACCGGACGGTAGTCAGATGGGATATTCTTTGTTGAACCAAAAGCGTAGATACGGGTGGCATAAGTGGACCGGGATTCTGACTGTGACATTTCCTGCACGTTTTTCCCAATCTCGAAATCCACCGCATCGCCAGACTCACAACGTCCGAAATGGATGATGTTTTCAGTCACCCAGCATTCGCAATCCCATTTCTTTGCCATAGAGAAGCAAGCGTCAAGGATGTTGATGTTATCGTAACTCATCAACTGGGACTTGTTTTCGACTGTGGAATCAATGGAGAAAACAAAATCCTGTCCTTTGTATGTGTAACCAAGAGCTTTCAAATTTCTAAGGACTATACCGGCTTGTACGTCAAGCGGGGCGGTCAGGTTCCAGGACGCCTCCTGTCCGGCCGTTTCCGGGGTATATTTGAAGATTTTGTTTTTCCATTTCCAGTAGTAGGCGTCAAGCTGAAGCTCATAGTCGTATGCCCCGGTTTTACGGTTGTACTTGGGTTTGTACAGATCGCATAGTTCGAACCGTCCGAAACGTGTGTCCTCCGTCCAGTCGCCCAGTTTGAAAAAGACAGGAGATTTCAGAGAGAACTTCAAAAGTATAAAGTCCTCCTTCATCAGAGTGAACTTACGTTTGCTGCTTTTTCTGACAACATCCTGATAACATGGTGTACCAGCTGAATTTCTGATCTCAATTTTCATACAATATCTTTCCTGTCGCCCGGATTGGGTTCTTTGAGTTTGACCATAAACTTACCCCGGCATTTTCCGTAACTTCCATACTTGCCGCAAGACAGATAGTACAGATTGTAAATCTTTCCCAGTGCCGGGATTTTCAGTGCAATTTTACCCTTTACCAGTTCGGATACAAAGGACGAATATTTATCCAGATAGTCACTTTGCGAGTTTCCCGTAATAAAAAAAGGCAGGGTGAGCTCCCTAGAATCCATCTTGCAGATCTCAGGCGATGAAGTAATCTGTATGCCATGTTCCAACCTGCTGTCATTTTCGATATAGTCCTTCACAGGAGGGGGTGTCAGTATAGCCTCCAAAGCTCCGTCCATCAATTCCGCACCCCATGTACTCCAGATATTCCTGCCATTAATAAAAGCATTCCTCTCCATAATCACATTCCTTTTGTGTTTTTTTCTATCTCGGCAAGAGTGTCGTCCATGCCGCTCAATATGCCGGTATATTTTTCAATTTTCTCCAAATGATCGTTGCATTCATGCAATACATCGCGCATTTCCGTGACACACACCGAATGAGCAGCAAGTTCCTTTGCCATATTCAATGCTGCCGTGGAAATAATAAGCATATTCGCATTCATTTCCGTTCCTTTGGTTTCCAAACGTACATTAGACTCATACATGGCTGTCAGCCGTCCGCTGATCTCCTCACCTGTTTCCTGGCTCATGGTGGTGGAATATCCTTTGGAAGAGGATTGGGAATAAGAGTCTCCGGATGCGTCCCATCCGAAGATATCCGCCAGACTGTCTCTCTCGGCCAGCACTGCTTCAGACAACTGTTCCTGCATCTCACGCAATGCATCAACCTCATCTTTCGTATAACCATCCTCACCATATTCTGCCCAGGTTTCATATAGTTTTCTGACCTGTTCCTTGTACTTGTCGGCCATCATGGCTCTGATAATGGATTTGCGGAGCTGTTCCTCCAGATTCTCGGCCAGTTCTTCATTTCCGTTCTCCAGATCGGATATCATCTCCCAGTAAGAATCCTCAAAACTGTCAAAGGATATACCGGTAACCTGTTCCTTCACCGCCTCCAGTATTTCCTTTTCCGTTTCGCCATATTTGATGATATTTTCCAGATGGTTCCTGAACTCTCCGTCCATAACAGACCAGAGGCCGGCATAATTCTCCCTGATGGACTGCAAGACTTCCGGGGACATATTGATCATATCTTTCATCTCGTTGAACGTCACACCGTACTCCCTGGATATCTCCCCAGCGACATCACGCCAGTTCTGTCCTTCCCATTTGTAGGAGCCTTTCCACATCCTGTAGCCCTGGCTGTGACTTCCGATACTGCTGCCGGCACTCAGACGTGCCTCGGCAAGTTTCTTTTGTACATCCAGCTCGTTTTTTGCAATATTCAGAGCTTCCTCTCCGGCTTTGGATGCTTCTGCACCGTAACTTTCATTTATATATGCCTTTTTTTTGTCAAGCAGCTCGTCCCAGATATCCAGTAGATTATCATACTGCGCCACCATCTCATTATAACCGGAATAATCAGCGCCATGGAAAATACCACCGGCCCCCTTGATCCCAAAAATGGACCCCACCGTATCGAAAATTCCTCCTACGGCATTGCTCACAGTTTCCAGTATATTTCCCACGAATTTGTCAAGCCCCTGGTCACCGATTTGGTCAAGTATGGCCAGGATGGCAGCAATAATCCCGCCTATCTTCGATCCGGATTCCGAGAGTACGTCAACCAATGACCCGACACTATCCCCGAATGAGGAAAGACTTACATCCGCCTCCCCGAGCTGTGCAATGGCATTGGTGACTCCGGTTATATTGTCTATAGCCTTCTTTGATGACTTGTCCACATTCGTTTTCGCATTCGTGACATTCTGGGATGCTGTATTAAGCTTTTTCTTCGCCACCTCCTGCTCGGCATGTGTTCCACTTTCCAAGGACATATTATATTCATCCTGAGCCTTGGTCAGTTCCTCCTGAGCTTTTCTCAGATTGTCCAACTGGTCTGGAAGATCACCAAGCAGTCCGCCTTTGTCAATAATGGCGGATTGTATCCCGTCTAAAGCTTCGTCAACAACCTTTTTTTGCTCTACAGCCATATTCTTATACTCATCGGATTCACGGAACAGTTTCAACTGTGCCCTAACTTTGTCAAGCTCTTTTTTAGACACCTTACTTAAATCCCCGAATATCAACTCCCAATTGATCTCCTGCTTCAACTTCTCAACATCCAGGGCCGACAGAGCTTCCTCAAACTCCTTTTGCAGGGATGCGATCCTGCCTGCATCAGACTCACTATCCATCAAATTCCTGTATTTGCGCGTCAACGCCTCCTTTTTCCCTTGGAAGGTGCCGTATTTGATCAGATATTCGTCCCATGCACTTTCCTGCTCACGCAAACCCTCTTTCCTCTGACGTCTGGTGGTATTGCTGATGATCGTGTCAAATGCCGACGTATCCACGGACACCGAGTACGAGTCAAAGGATTTTTTCACATAACGCTTGTCCTTTTTCGCCTTCAGTTCCTCCTCGGCCTCGAACTTTTCTTTCTCAAATCGGATTACAGCCTGGATATAGTCATCCTTCTGCCGCCGCAGAAGCGATATCTCCCTGCGGTTGTCAAGTTCCCGCTGTGCCAGTTCCTTTTCAGCCCCGGCCTCCATAGCATCAATACGGGTTTGGGCTATCCGGTATTCCAGTTCCTCCTCCTGACGCTGACGCTCCTGCAAATGTTTCTTCTGCAAGTCCTCCAGTTTCACACTCTGCGCATTAACCGCATTGGCTTTCTGAGGATCCACCTGGATATCCGTCTTGCCGGAAAGAATGGTGCGGGCCATGTCCCTGTACTCGCTGTCCGCATTTTTTTCGTCTGCAAGCCATGTTTCCAGCTGTTTCTTGTTCATCTTGATGAACTCATCCCGCATCTTGATCCTCTTCTCGTTGTCCTCCAGGGACTTCTCCAGACTCTCACCCCGCAGTTCCCGGATTCGGAGCTCAGCACCCTTGATCATGTCGCCATACTTCCTGACATCATCATCAATACGTGCCAGTGTGCCCGGAGTATTATCGAACCAGGAGGTGGAATATCCGGTATTGCTCATGGAAGAAGTCACATACACCCCTCCGGCCTGCTGCGCCTTCAGCGCGTTCTGGTATTTCTTCCTGTATTCCTCCAGATTATTCTCCTCTTCCTTGATGGCTTCCCGGTTCATATATTCCAACAGTACCTTCTGCTGCCGCACGAACTCCCTGGCTTTGCCGCTGGAAATATCCAGTGCCTGTCCATATTCCCCCACTTTGGTTATCACTCCGGGAATATTGTCCGTGATTTTGGTGATGATGGAATTAAGTTCGGCCTGCTCATCCGAGGATAGTCTGGTCTTGGTCTTCAGCTCATCATACCGGTCCAGCAACGGCATATACTCGGAATAAAGGCTTATAACTCGTTCCTTCTGTTCATAAAACTTTTCATTGGCGGTGGATACTGTTGTATTGACAGTTTCAGCCATTCTGTTTTTCAAGCTGATCCATAAATCTCCAAGCCAGGACAACCGTCTTCCTAGTTTCAATTTGGCATTTTCCAACCTTGCATCAGCCTGAGCAGCCTTGTCAGATGCGGATACATACAATCCGGATTGTGTTAGCTGGCGGTCTATGATATTGGACACCCCTTTCATGAAATCACCAGTTTTGGCAACCTCCTCATTGATTTCTGCGGCGGAAAGTCCTAGGTTGTCCAGTATAAGAAGCGACTTGCGCCCCAGACCGGTCACAATAGAGTCTGTCATATATTCCACACTTTGGCCGGTCTGCTGCGCCTTCAACTGGGCGAATGCCAGATATTTTCCCATATCATCAACCGGGATCCGGAAATCCTTTGCCTTGACCGTTGCTTTCATCAGCTCAAGATCCGACAAGGTTTCCTTAGTGGCAGTACGAAGGTTTGCAAGAAGATCAGGGCGGTCCAACTTCTCAAATGCATGAAGAACTCCGTCAGCCTGAATGGCCACCTCCACACTTTCCCTGACAAATTCCTTTGCTTTGGACATGCCGTTTTTGAAAAAATCAAGGGCAGCCGCTCCGGCGGACGCAAAAAATCCCACCACCATAGCTTTCATATTCCCCAGTTTCAGGAATGACCCGGAAGTTTCATTGGTTCCGCCACGCAGACGGGCCATCGCCTCTCGTGTTTCCTCCAGCTGCTTTTCCAAACGGGCATATTCTTCCGGATGAAGGGACTTGACAGTATTGTCCAGCTGTTTTTGAAGCCCGCGGGCCTCTTTGGCCAGTTCCGCATAAGTTTTCTCGGTGCTCTTCATGGAGGAGCGGAGAATCTTCACTTTCGCATTATTATCGGATATGGCTTTGGAATTGGATTTCAGCTCTGCCTCCAGACGTTTGTACTCATCGCTGCCTTTCTTGCCGGAGGCTACCAGTTCTGTCATCGAATTGCGCAAACCATCATTCGTCCGTTGCAGCTCACGGGAGGACGCGTTTAGACGGTTCAGTTCCTCACGGGCCTCACTGGTATTCAGGGAGAGGGTGAACTTTATATAATCATCTTTCAGTTTCTTGTTCATACGGTTACTTTTCAGCAAAACTAGTAACCGGCAAGGAAGGGGCAAAGGACGGGAGAAACATGAGAAGCCCCGCATGTCCATGGACAACGGGGCAAAATATCAATGAGGACGGTATCCGGGACGATGCGCACTGTCATTCCCGTCCGGCCAGGGAAACAACTTCTCCAGCCGGTTGCGGATCTCCTTGCGGAGTGAATCGGACATGCCCGCTCTCAGATCAGGCAATGCGTTGTTGTACACTATCCCCCATATCTGACGGTTATAGATACGGAGATCGCGTTTCTCCCGCATGTCAAGAAAACGTATATAAAGAGGGTAGCCCGTTTCCAGCATTATCGGATCCACCCCCGTTATCTGGAACTCGGCCGCCGCAAGACGGTCACGCAGATGACCTGTACGGCCAGGCACAATTTTATCCGGGCGGAATCTCACCTTAAGTTGTCTTCCTTCCCGGTAAATACCTCTTTCCGCAATATCCAACTGCCGTTGATAAATGGTCTTGAAGTCACGGGACAGGGTTCTTTTGAAGAACTCCTCCCTCACAGGGTTCCATCCGTCACTCATTCCGTACCAAGTTTAAACGACACACTCCAACCGCTGTAATCCGTATAGAATCCTGTTTCCGGGGTAGTGGTCATCCGGTCAAGATTACGCATAAGACAGCACCCCCTGTTCCTGTCACCACGCATCACATTCTTGATGCTCTCGACAAGGGGCTGTGTATCTTCCAGCACCCGAACCGGACCACGGCGCTGCATATCCATACGGTCCATCAGAAATATAAGGCACAAGTTATCCTCCTCCACATTGTCCGGATCCGTACCTGTCTCCTGTGCGGACGGTACGACCACGAACAGAACCGGAAGCTCGTCAGAACTGATACTTTTCAGACAGTCGCTCATGTCCTGGTCCACATTCACTACTCTGACGGAATGTATGCCTGGTACACGCCGCATGACATTCTCATAATACTCACGATAGGTTTTCAAACTGATCATAGGCTCTATCTTTTGGAATGTAATTTCTCAAACTTCTTTCTGTAAAGGAAAATAAGGATATCCCAGAACGGTGTCGCCCTCACCTCTGCATAGTTCCCGAATGCCCCGTTCTCAGCGATATCCATTCCAATGCCCGTCCAGCCGGTATGGTCATCCGCTTCCGGCTTCTCATCTTTTCGGAAAAGAATCCGCAAGTCAACCGTTTCACCGTCAATTTCCAAAGGCTCCTCCCGGATGATGGCGAACACATTCATAAAAAACAGATAAGCATGAAGGCAGAGCAGAATTGGCGGTTCCGCACCTTCCCTTCCCGTATAAAGAGCTTTTCCGAACTCCCGTAATATCATGTCCCTGTCGCCGCCACCCTCATCACCCATCCGTCTTACCAGTGCCATGCACTTGCAGAAGGTGTCAAACGATACCCCGTTGAGCATGTCTTCCGGTCCGTGAAAGCCGTTCCATTCCGGAAGGAGGTTGATTCCGGTACTCAGGTCCAGCCGGAAAGATTTTCCCTCACGAATAACGAACGGATCCGTCAGGGACAACAGTGCCAGCGTTTCCTCCCATGTGGATGGAGGAAGATGCCCCATATCAACTGGGAGTGCCAGAAAAAGAGACAGAATTTTCAAACGTATCCCGGGTTCCGACAATATATGCTGGTTAGCCATGGTGGCGATCTCCAGATAACGGTAATACTGGGCAGGTGTCAGTTCCTCAAGCGTTTCCGGCACACTCACTTGTCTGTTCTGATAATATATTACACGCATAAAAATCAAAAGGTTATCCCCTTGCTTTGAAGCGTGGGGCCTGAAACATAGAAATCAACCTCCTCAGGCGCGGCGTCCAAAGCCGCCACCGTATCCTGCAATTCCTGAAGATACCGGTCGGCATCGGCCTGAAGACTGTCCGCCACACTTTTCCGCGCCTCTTTCTCTGCCCGTAACTTTTCCTTTACAGTTCCGGTCTGCTGCACCTGTACGATACCTTCCGGAATAACCTCTACAGGCAGGCGATCAACCGCTTTCTTGATGGCCAACAGTGCCAGAGGTCGCTGGCATTCCTCCAAAAGAGTGTCACATACGTCCGGATCCCTTCTGACAAGCCAATCAAACCGCTCCTTTCCGACAACAGGCAGAATGTCTGTACGCTGTATTTCACGCAGGATGGGAACCAGTATGAGAAATAGACGGTGGCTGCCGATATGATAGAACTCGTCAAACTCGTCCTTGGTACGGATGAGCAATCCGTCCATCTGTCTTTTAGCCAGGCTTTTTTCCCAGAAGTCAAACTGCTTCTCCTCCAAGAATCCTACCAGAGCATCCACCGACTCATATGCCAGATTAAGTATGTTCATTTCATCCTTATATTCCTGAAGGGCAGTCAGCCCCTTCTCATTCTCTCCCAGTTTCCTCTGCCTTCCGCTACCGCCATGCTGTGCATCTAACGTGGGAACAACCTTTACCCATGCGAAATATGCCACGGCACGCTGCGCCATGAATACAAGTTCCTCTTTC